TTGGGGAAGACGGAGACGGGATTTGAGATGGATGGCGAGATGTCCTTGGGATCTGCCTCCCCGCCAAGAGCAAACCTGCGAGGAGCCTTCGCAAGTCGCAGGGCATTGCGGATGATCTGGTCGTAGCTCATCGAAAACTCCCGCCTGTCAGCCCTTTTGAGGCTTCCTGATCATGTCACCAGACCTATTGATAGAAAATCCATGCCTTTTGTACCAATCTTTCAGGTCTTTTGCGTTCATTCCGCCAGAACCATAGGGTTTTGCATGTCCAGTAATCGTAACTCCATGCTTATCAGCGAGATTTTTGATGTATTGAAGCGCCTGAGTCCCCTGTCCGCGCCTTTTTGTCAACGCTTTGATAGAATTTACATGAATTTCGTCATCTCCAGACTTTCCCATTTCAATTTCAGCAAAGTCAGACCTAGGTTCCAGCCCTGTTTGAGTGTTCAAAAGCCTAGACCTGCTATCAAAAGGATGATCCCAAGTGTCATCTTTGTACTCGGACATCATCTTTTGAGCTGGAGAATCGACTGTAGATGCTCCGCTCTTGGCAATCCTGATGGCATTGCCGATATCATCATCGTCAGCCATCACACGCCCCCGACGTTCTTGTCAGTCGCAAGCTCATTCAGCGCAGGACGGATCAGCGGAGCCACCAGACCGGCGCTCTCGGGGTGGACGGCGAGGTTCTGGGCGAGGTCGATAAGCTGGATGCGCTCCTTCGACAGGCGATCTTCCTTCTTGCTCTCCAGATCAGCCTCGGAGTAGCCCATCTCAGCCTTCGCCTTCTCGGCATCGATGTTCGTCTTCGTGACCTTGCTGTGCGCGTCGATCTGCGTCTTCGCGTTCTCAAGCTGGAGCTTCTCCATCTGCCCCTGAACATCAGCCTGCGCGCGCATCGTGTCCGCGTCAGCCTTCTGCTTGTCGATCTTCAGGCGCTCCATCTTCTCGATCAGTTCAGGATGCGGCCTGCCCTGAGCTTCCATCGGGATCAGGAACTGCTCGGGGTTGCTCCAGCCAATCGTCTTCAGGGCTTCCGTGTCAATCGCAACGGGATCGTACATGTTGGGATTGGCAGCCTGAAGCTGCTTCAGGGCCATGACCTTCATCACTCGCTGCGTATGGCTGGCCGTGTTGGGATCAGCCTGCGGCACAAGCTCGCAATCGTTCAGGGCCTGCACGAATGTCTGCTCGTTCCACTCGATGCTGGGCTTCTTGCATCGCTGCCAGAAGCTCTCAGGATGCTCGCGGAAGCACCTCACCAGAAGCTGGAACTCTTCGGCCTGCGCGTTGTGCATACGCTTGTGGACGGCATTCATCACCTTCGTGGCCTGATCGATCAGGGCTAGCGTCGTGCCGACCGGCGCATCAGCCTTCCCCTCGCCAACGGCAAGCTCCGACGTTCCACCGACCCTCGCGCCCGTCTCGCCCATGTTCTGGACGAGGTTCATCAGCGCACCGCTCGGCTCCTTGTACGGCAGCGGCATCACAGCCTGACTGATCGGCATCCCGCCGGTCTTCACCAGCGCACCACCACCCGGAGGAACACGGAAGATGTTGGTGTTCTGGCGCGCACCCGTGTCTGCCATCAGGAAGCCGGGGAAGTTCGCGTACATCCCAGCGTCCAGCAGTTCGCGCCAAGCAGCAGTCATCGCATTGGTCGTGTTGCCGAGAATGTGCAGCAGGCCGATGTCGTAGAAGCCCATGCCCGGAACGAACTGGTACTTCACGAACACCTGTCGTGCTTCAGGAAGATCGCCATCCTCTTCGTCGTAGTTGCGAACGACGGACAGGATCTGCTTGGTCGAGACATCAATCGTCACGCGATACGGGATCTCAAGGCCAGAGTGCTTGCCCTTGTAGCGATGCTCGAAGCCCTGAATGTCCAGTTCGCAGTAGCACTCGTAGATCTCACGATCACGATCATCAGGGTTCATCGTCCCTTCAGAGATGCCCTGCTGGGAGTTCTTCTCTCGCTGGACGCTATCAAGCTGCGGCTCAAGCGGTGTCGAGAGATCGATGTCCTTGTACACGCCAAGGATCTGGAGACGCTTCACGACGCTGGGACGCATGAAGACGCGATGCGTGATGCGCTTCGCGTTCCGCAGGTCCGTCGCCATGTTGTTGACGATCAAATCATCGGCATCGACGCTCTCGCTCACGGGGCGATTGCGGATCGGGCAAAAGTACACCTTCTTGAAGGCAGACCCGCCAAAGCCAAGCATCAGCAGCATTCGATCCGTGTCCGGGTAGTACTCGGACGCGACGCTGGTCAGGTAGTGGTTGAGATCCTTCTCCAGAGCCTCCGCAAGCCTGTCCTGCTGCGGTGTGCTGCCCGTGGCATCGTTGCGGATCTTCACAGGCCCATCGGTCGGCAGAAGCTCGCTGCGGGCATTGGCCTGAAAGCGCAGCACAGCCTCCAGCAGCAGCGGATGCCGCACCTTGCTCATGCCCTCGACCGGAGCGCCATCGCTCGCGCCCTGCAAGCCGGGGATCTCGATCTTCAGCCCCAGCAGCTTGATGCCCTGCGCGCGGTCCTCGATCCAATCCTTGCGGCTCTGGAGATCGTCCCCGATACCGCGCATCAGTTCTTCGCTGATACGGCTCAGTTCGCCCTGATCGATGTCATCGACAAGGTTGCGGAACCACTCCTTCGCGTACTCGGCCTCGGACTGCCCCTCCTCGCCAATGCCCTTGCCATCCAGCGAGATGCTGATCGAGCCATCCTCATGCTCGATGCGGAGAAGCTCGCCGCTATCGTTGCGCTCCTCCTTTGGCTGGCCCTCATCGATCTCGACAACAACCCCCGGCCCCGCCTCCTCTGCATCCAGAGACGGGAAGACCTGACGAAGATTCGGCACAAGGCCGGGAGTCATGGGCATGATCAGCCACCCTCTACGGAGATGCGCTCCATCTCGGCAACGAAGCGACGGATACCTTCCTGAGCCGCCATAGTATCATTGGGCGCAAGAATTTCATAGTTGCGCTTTTCAGCATGGGGAGGCTGGCCCCAGACATGCACCGCGAACAGCCCAAGCTTCTTGGGATTGCTCGGTCGGATGACATCTACAGTCGCGCTAGCAAGAACCATCTTCCCCTCTCGATCTGGTGCCGGATGCAGGATTCGAACCCACGACATGCGGTTTACAAAACCGCTGCTCTGCCAACTGAGCTAATCCGGCGTTTCATGCAATCTATCCGATGATCCCATTCCCCCATAGTCGCTTTTCGCTCAATCCCCGTGTGGCACCCGGAACTGGTCCTGAGTGACACCGGAGGAGCGTTGGCGTTCTTCACTCTCCCGACCTCTATAGCCCACCTGCCCTGTATCGGGGGCCAGCCGCCCGTGCCAGACAATCCCTGTCTGGTGGGTCTGGGATGTTCTCCAGAGGCACACGGTTCATTGGGTGGGTTGCGCTGGTCGAAAAGTCCCTTTCGGGCAAAAAGGCCCCGAATCGAAAGAGTGGACGACGTTGATGTGTCCCTCCGCGCTTCTCCTGCATCCCACCACAAGGGTGATTCAGATTCGTCACGCGGGTGCTTGCCAACTGTCTGGCAATGTGCGACTAAACGCACATGGCCCGGCTTGTACGGCAAGCGTGGGTCCGCGATCTCAGAGGCTGCGAACCTCGTGCGATCAGGGAGCCGGGGGGCCTTACCCTCGGCTCCCAACCTCTTGCACAACCAGATGATTGGGTCAAGCTCAAACCGCATACAACGGTGGAGGCGCAGAGCCAACATGGCGCGTCTTCTCGTCCAGATCAGCCGTCCACTCAGGCCCCCGGATGATCAGCCCGGTCTCGCGCAGGTTCCGCAAAGCCATGCTCACCGTGTCCACAAGATCGTCGTGCTTGCCCTTCGGGAACGTCGAGCATTGCGTGATCACCATGTCGGACCATGACCGCTCGGGCGCGTAGATCAGCCCCTCCGCGAAGAGATGTTGAACGCTGTATAGCCTTGCCAACTTGTCCTGCCCCTTGGGATCGACAAGCTGCACGGCGAAGGACTCGTGGCTGTAGAGCCTGCGGATCTCCTGCGCGACGCTGTGGCCTGCTGCCTTGTTCTCGATGAGGATCTTGTCCACCTTGAACTTCCGCATGGTGTCCGCGACCTTCGTCACAAGCTCATGCAGTTCCAGTCGCTCCTGCCACGCGAACATCATTATCGCTCGGGGATGCTCTTCCGTGTAGGTGCGGGTAACGGAGGACATCATCTCGCCGCCCGGTGCAATCGTGCGCGTCACCTGAGCCTTGCCATCCCCGCCAGAGAAGATCCCCCACACGGTCATCGCAGACAGGTCGTTCGATGTCTTCGTCGTGTACGCAGTATCCAGCGATGCGATGACGTACTCGACGCCGGGATACATCTCCTGATCCCATAGCTGCCACCACTCACGCTTGATGACGCCACCACCCTTTGGCTCGGGACGCTGCTGCAACTGCCCCGCAGCCGTCCAAGGCCCCATCTGCTTCTCAAGGACCGTGACCTCCTCTTCCCCGAAACGCTCGGGCCACAGAAGCTCACCAGCCTCCTTGCGCGGGTCTTGCCAGCCGATGCTGGTCACATAGCTGCGCTCAGGCTCGTAGCGCATGGGAAGCATCAGGTGCGTCCACAGGCCAGACTCGCGAGACAGGATATGCCCCGTGAGATCCTCCTCGCTCAACCGCTGCTGGATCACGACGAAGGCACCCGTCTTGGGATTGTTCAGTCGCGTCGATAGCGCACCATCCCACCACTCGATGGTGGTCTCGATGGTCGCCTCGCTGAACGCTTCCTGCGCTGCGTTGGGATCATCCACGACGATGATGTTGCCGCCCTCGCCGGTAAGCGCAGAGCCGACCGATGTCGAGAGCCTGCTGCCTCCCACCGTGTTGTCGAACCTCGTCTTCGTGTTCTGGTCGCCGGTCAGGGCGAACCTGCTGCCCCACAGCGATTGATACCAAGGACTCTCGATCAGCCTTCGGCACTTCGTGCTATCGCGCAGGCTCAACTGCTGGGCATAGCTCGCATGGAGGAACTGAACCCCCGCGCCAGAGGTATCCGACTGCCAAGGCTGCGCCCATACCCAAGCCGGGAACGCCACGCTGGTCAGGCTCGACTTCGCGCAGCGAGGCGGGATGTTGATGATCAGCCTGCGGATGTCACCATCCGCCACGGCTTGCAGATGCTCCGCGACCGCTTCGATAGGCCAGCCTTCAGCGAACGGCGCAGGGTCGATGTTGCGCCACCCCTTCCGCAGGAACTCATACAGGCTGTCTTCGCATTCGGTACGCTCAATGTCCTTGAGCATCTCGTCTACGTCGATCTTCTGCCCATCAATCTCCACGAACGGCATTGCTATCCACCTTGCATGACTTGCACTTATCCAATTCCTCTGCCGCTTTCCAGCAAATATGCTCCATTACATCTTGCTCAGTCGGCATATGAGCGTACTTCGATACATCGAAGATAGCCTTCTGCCTGAGCGAACTGATCAAGTCAAATTTCTTAATCGTCATCACGCATCCTTTCGATTCTCAGGTCGTACCCCATCGCATTCAGCATCGCGCGCAGGTAGCTGAGCTTGGGATCTTTCCCTTCGTGCATCCACCGCTGGACAGTAGACCTGCCCACTCCCGCTCGCTTGCAGACCTCGGAGATGAAGCCTGCGTTCTCCTCCAGTATGCCACTCAACTGGATCAGCAGGGGATCGATGTTGTCTAGCGGCTGCTTGAAGCAAGCCCGGCCCGCGTAGTTCGCACCCTGTATCCTGACGTTCTCGAAATGAAGAAGCTGGCGCACGGTCATCATGCGCTTGCGCTTTTCACTTTTGATCTGCGACTTGGACATCACGGGACAACCTCGCAGCAGTAACAACAGCGCACCATTTGTCTACAATACTCTTCGGAAACTCTTCTGATCCGCAACCATTCTTTGCTACGTCATCGAGCTTCCTGCCGCAGTAATAACAAGGATCAGTCAGAATTATCTGCGGCATCTTTCATCCTCACATATTCAGCTTTCAATGCAATCCGCGCAGTCTCATAGGCCAGAGCAGCCCTTGGCTGGGCATCTACATCAGCCTCTCGCACCATCACGACGGCATCCTCGAAAGCGCGGATCAGGGAGTCAAGATCGGCCCCTTCCGTCTTCTCCGTCACCTTGAACGGGCAGAGGCGCTCCATCTCATGGTGACGGGTAATGAATCCTCCGAATGGCGCAGGCTCCTTCCCTCCCGGCCAATGGAACGCAGCAGGAAGCTTCATATCCACCGGGTACTCCTCCAGCCGAGTGCAATGCCCCGTGCCCTTGAAGTGCAGCCGCTTCTTAACATCGCGATGCCAGTCAGCGTAGATGCATCCCTTGCATACGGTGTTGGTCATAGCTTCTGGAACCTCGCAGCCTTGAACAGCGCAACAGGCTCTACGTCCTGCGGATCATCCCTGTCCGTGCGTCCACCAAATGACAGCCCATCGTGGCAGTTCAGGATATTGTTATCCTTGATGTCGTAGTAATAGATCACTCCCTTTGCGCTAACTGCAATCGTGAATACTACCCTGCCGATGCGAGCAAGCTGAATGCCTTTGGCAAGCTTGTCGAGCGAGATCATGAAGCCGCCCATCTTGTCCATCTCGCTCATGGTGTAGTTGCGGCATTTCACCTCCATGAATCCAGCGCAGATATTTTCCTTCATCAATGCATAGTCAACAACGTATGTCGGTCGCAGCTTAATGGGCCTCAATGCCCACTTGTCTGCAACCTTCTTCGCAACGCGAGCTTCTGCAAGCCTGTCATGTTGCGTTTCGTATAGCGGTCTGTTCATAGATTCATACCAAGCATGATCAGTAGGATTGCAATTGCGATTGCAAACCAATGACGCTCGTTCATGTCACATCCTTTCCTGCGAGGAGGTCGCGAGCCAGCGAGGGTGCATCCCAGAAGCCGTCACCCTCCACGATGCGTTGGAGACCGGCGCGGAGGCGCTCGATCTCGGCGCGCAACTGCACGATCTCTTCAGGAGAGCGCAGTCGATCTATTAGGTCGTCGCTCATGACTGGGCCTTCTTGAATGCGCGTGGGCAATACTGTCCGCAACTCGCCTCGGACCAACGGAGTCCGACCTCAACCCCCGCGACGAAAATAAGCACCGATCCCCACACTATCGCCAACCCGATTGCAACGCTCATGGTGTTGCCCCCTTCAGGGCAGCGCGGGCTGCTGCCTCAATGTGCGGCGGCACGGAATTGCCTGTCTGGTGCGCGTGGACGTAGACCGCCAAGGGCTCGCGCAGCACCTCGACGCGGGCGAGCAACCTTGCCTCCTCACGCCTCACTAGACTCCATTTGCCCCATAGCTCCTCGACGCGGGCGCGCAGCCTTGCCTCCCGCTCCGCGCTCATGTCCAGCAGGCGGGCTTGTTCCAGTACCTCGGAGCGGAGGTGGGTGATCTCCTCACGGAGGGCGTCGCCTCCTGCCAGAGCGTCGCTCATTGTGGAGCCTCCTTCAGAGCGTCGCGCAGGGCTTCAAACTTCTCTTCCCAATAATGCATCCAACTCTTTCCGGCTGGGTCATCGGGACCGGCATCCTCATAGTCGACGAGAGCTTGCGCCTGCTGACGGACACGCTCTAGCGCAGCACAACGAGATAGAAGTCGATCATATTCGATTGCATTCGCATCAATGCGGGCGCGGAGGCGCTCGATCTCGTCGGCGGCTTTCATCATCGTGTGGAGTGCGCGCACGGGGCTTCCGAGCCATCCGCGCAGCTCGATTACGATGTCGCGCAGCGGGGTCATGCTGAGTACTCAAGCTCGAACGCCGGCATGCCGGCCCGCACGCGCTTCGCGTTCGCCATCTTAAGGATGTGCATAGGCTGAACCTCGCGGCCGTTTACCGCATATCTGCCGTCATCAAATTGCCACACGATCACGCCGCGCTCGCGCAGGAACCTCACCGCAGCGCCGATCCCAGAGATCATGACCGGCGCCGACTTCTTCTCGACGACGGTCCGGCGCCGAGCGCGCCGCATTGCCTCGGAGGCCTGATGGTTGATCTTCAGCTTGATGATCGAGCGACCTTCACGATCATCTCGCACGACCTCGTAGCCGGTGATGTTGCCGAGCTTCACGCGATTGCTGCACGGGTAGATCACCTGTATGCGAGAGTTGACGCCATGCAACTCGATTAGCGCGTTGATCGTGTCGCGCAATTCCCAGAGCTTCATCGCTTGTCTCCCGCCTCTGCATCGCGCTCGTACTGGGCTGCAATCGCCAT